GCAGCAGAAAAACTTACCACGAGAAAAAATGTTTGCTCTTCTTGAAAATCAATTGTAAATCTTGTGATGGGTGTTTGAGTATCAAGCAGGTCGTAGTAACCTTTCATCTTAATTGATTCAGCATAATCACGATCACGGTTTTCCATCAAGATTTTATCTTGAATATTATTGATATCTGTTGCTTCAAAATCAAACATTTGAATGGCCTGTACAGCCCATACGTCTGTATCACCACCAGAGAAATCTAATGGACGGATTCTCCAGAAGCGAGATGGAACAGAACCCTTGAACAATACTGTGTTCAAGCAATCATCATCTGGAAGAAGAATAACCTGTACTCCAAACCATTTTGTACCATCTTGTGACCGCTCTATTCGTGCTCGCGTCACTCGACGGTTTGGATTGGCACTTTGCTTAATTGCAATTGATGTAATGTGTTTGCGAACATTAGCGCCACGCTTACCGTAAGCACGACGACTATCGTCACTAGTTTTTACTTCCCCAAAGTCATATCCAATATATGTTGACTCGGCGATTCGAATTTGTCCACGTTGTGTTGAACGCCACTCTGATACAAATTTATCAAACGCATTCAATGCTGGATTAGATGGCTGAGCGCCTCCAGAGATAGCTTCACCCATTCCTGTTAAGTCAAGTAGCTTCCCTTGTTCGTGCACACCAAGAAGCTTAAAGTAGTTCAAATCTGCACCACCAATGTTTAATGCTTCGTTAGTAATATCACTGATAAATCTGGAATCCTTTTTACCTGTTTCTGTAAGTTGAAATTCTTTACACGTATTATCAACAGGTACACGAGGATCTTCAGGACAAACACCTGACTCAGTCTCTGGAATATTTCCGTCTCGGTCTAAACCGAAATCGGGGCCGACTGTTCCTTCGCAACCTTCGGCTAATGGATCACATTTATTCTCCGCCATTATTTCCTTCGTCGTCTATCCTATATAGTTTCCAACCACCCTTTAGTTGGTGGACATCTTTGTGCTCTCCTTCACCACAACCTCCTAGGAAGTCTGTGAAAGAAAAGTTCTCATCATCATCTGTATCGTCTAATGAAAAATCATTCATTGTATCTTCCTCCCCTTCGATTCCACTAACACCACCTCCAGCACCACCCATGCTGCCCATACCTGATAGGGCTTGATAAAAGTCTGTGGTGTAGTATGGATGTATTTGTGTGTTATCAGGTGTTGCAGGTCCGCCCCAAAATGGATGGATTGGAACTGTATCGTATGCTTCCCGAACAACTGGATTATGTCCCCAAGCGTGGTCGTCAAAATCCTTATTTAGATCATTATGCATATCTGCAAAATCACCACGTGTTTGATCAATCATGTGTTGATCGTATCCTCGCTTTCGCAATTCTTTTTCAACAAACCCCATCAAAATACGATATTCAAAATGTGTATGGTTAAATGCTTCCCATACAGTCAGTTTATGAATATCTCCACCTGCACCTTCTTCCTCAGCAAATTTTGCAGCCTGGTCAACTAATTGTGTTGCAGCACGTTCAAGTTGACGTCGAGGTATTTTATTAACCCCCTTTCCATACGTTCGTCGTTTTGCAAATGCTTCAGCTAATTTCATCTCTTATCCAATTATGAACGTAGAGTGCATGCCAAGATCTTCAATGTTGTCCGCAACAAAGTCGTCAATCTGTTTGTACAGCTCTTCTTTGTCCTGATCGTGTCGGGCGATTAGTTCGGACGCATTCAGTGCAGCACCGCCACCAGCACCTGGAAGAGATGCGTACTTGCCACGGATTTCCGACAGCATTAAGCGTGCTTCGGCTGCGGCAAACTTTTCAATCCAAGTCTTCGACCACCTGTCCTTAAGAAGTTCTTGTTCTGTTCTTTCGGTTACGGTATCCATAAGGACACGTTCTGGACGGACCGAAACATGATACATGTCCAGATTTCTCGTTGGTTCGTCCCAGTGAAAGGTCAGTCTGGTCGCAAATAAGTGCTCTAACTGTTCGACGTACTGAGCAACAAGGTGGAATGAGGACAAATCAAACGTTCCCATGTTGTACAAGTGCTGGAGGACTACTTGACCGAACACCCCTGACCCATGTGCAGAGCTTAGGAATGCTGATGTAAACCTATAGATTGCTGTAATATCAACAATACCATCAAAGCCAACAGTTCTGTTTACCAGATGGTAACGTTGTTGTCCTGGCATAAGATCTAAGAAGAAGAACGTTCTACGATATGCAGTTGAGCTTCTCTTTCTAAATGATTCTAGACCAGCTGTTATAGCTGTATCCATTTGATATTCAGTTAATTCAACTGTCACAACAGGATGCCCAAGCTGTGCTCGAATGCTATCTGATAGTTCCCGTCTTTCGTCTACTGACCCATCAGTGCCAACTCCAAGTTTTGCATAGGAAGCAACACCATCTCGACCATCATGTCCTTGAACCGGCAATAAGATTGTTATCGTTGGTTGTAATTCACCAAACAGTATATCCGTATCTCGATCTACCTCGAGACAAATTAATGAACCGGTTGCTATGGATGAAATAATGATGCACGATTGCACAGATACATCTTGTCTTGTGCATGCAGCGGAATCTACTCTACCTGCTGGAAAGAAAAATAAGTCAATGAAGTGATCAAAGTCATTAAAGCCTAGAGTACAACTACCTAGCGTTGCTTCGGCGAGGACTTGTGTTGATGGTACCCATGTCGTTCCATTCCATTCCATCAACAACATGTTTATCGTATCAAACCATTGTTCACTTACGGAAGGTGTAAGAGGCATTGTTGTAAAGGGAGTAGAAATCCAAGTTGTTCCTTGTCGTTCAAACAATATCATATCGTTTGAATCAAACCAGAATGTGCCATTCGGTAATGCGTTTAAATCAAATTCAGAGACGACAGGAGTAAATTGAACCCATGCACCAGTTACTCGTTCAAACCATTCAGTAGTGTCGGGGTTAAACCAAACTGTTCCATCTACAATTTCAGTTGGGTCTATAGGCCAGCTAACGGCAATTGTTTCTACCCAGTTAGAACCATCCCATTTTAACAATACGCCTGTATCAGGGTTGTACCATGTATCGCCTTTCTCTGGGACCAGTGCGAGTGTTGGGTCTGTAGGCGACTGAATGAACAAGCATACAGGATCCCACTCACCGTGTACTTCGTCCCACTTTTTAATTACATCTGTGACTGAATCCCACCACAACGAACAAGATTCAATATCAGTAGGATCTGTTGGCCAAACAATAACAGGAATTTCTATCCAATCGTCATCTGTTGGATTGCGCTGGAATAATTCTGATTCACCACAATCAAACCAGTATTGGCCTGGTGTTGTGACGGTTGGTTCCGTATCGCTAATCGTTACTGCTAATTGGTCCCATGCGCCTGTGTCGCGTTCAAACAATTTATTGTTCGTCGTATCGAACCAATGTGTTCCATCGGAAAGCATATCAAGACGCTCAGGCCAAAAAATTGCTTCTCTTTCAACCCAACGCAACTCACATACGTCCCACTCGAACAATATTTCATTGGTTTCATCAAACCACCATGTATCGCGTTTGATAACAGGACAGTCTGACTGAATCCCACCACAACGAACAAGATTCAATATCAGTAGGATCTGTTGGCCAAACAATAACAGGAATTTCTATCCAATCGTCATCTGTTGGATTGCGCTGGAATAATTCTGATTCACCACAATCAAACCAGTATTGGCCTGGTGTTGTGACAGTTGGTTCTGTATCGCTAATCGTTACTGCTAATTGGTCCCATGCGCCTGTGTCGCGTTCAAACAATTTATTATTCGTCGTATCGAACCAATGTGTTCCATCGGAAAGCATATCAAGACGCTCAGGCCAAAAAATTGCTTCTCTTTCAGCCCAACGCAACTCACATACGTCCCACTCGAACAAGACCTCATTGGTTTCATCAAACCACCACGTGTCGCGTTTGATAGTAGGACAGTCTGTTGGATCATTCACATCGATGAATGTGGTGGTTTTACACCACGTTGGACCAACACGTTCCCAAGCCACTGTGCCATCAAACCAGAAGTCACCACTTTCGGGTGCTACTGGATCGTGAACAAATGTAATGACGTTGGTTATTAAATTCCATCCTGTAGGTGCAGGCATATTCCAACGAAATAGATCACCAGTTGATGGTTGAAACCACCATGTACCAATAACAACGTCGGTAGGGTCCTCATCCTGCACGATAACGTTTAGAATTTTGACGTGTTCAAATCCATCCCACTGAAACAACATCTCTGTTGTTGCATCCCAAAAATATCTACCAGTGTTAGGAGGAACAGGAGATTGTTGTGGGTTTTCTAGCAATGCAAACTGTTTATTGAGTTCTGCAATTAGTTCATCATACGTTTGTGCGTTGAGACCGTTGATTGTAATCGGGAA